GGTAAGTCTGACTTCGCAGAAAGAGCCATTCGAGAAGGCAAGCCTTACTTGCAGTTTGCTGAAGAACTGAGCGACGAAGTGCGAACAAATCCTCATGTTGTGCAGCCGGAACTGACCAAGAAAGAGAAGCAAAATTACTCTTTGGTTCGAGCAATCCAAGCCGCAGCCAACAACGATTGGTCAAACGCTGGATTTGAGCGCGAGATTTCACGCGAAATCGCCAGCCGAACCGGAAAAGAGCCGCGAGGTTTCTACATTCCAGACCACGGCTTCCAATCTCGAACGCTAACCGGAGTGACAGGCTCAAGCGGTTCTGGGTTTGGAGATAAAGCGGTAGCGGATAATTTCCTAGCAGACCGTTTCATTGATGCGCTGATTTCAACCTCAATTATGGGCCAAGTTGGCGCGACCAGATTCGAGGGCTTGGTGGGTGATGTTCAAATCCCCAAGTTTTCAGCGAATGCCTCTGTCACTTTCCAAGCAGAAACTGGAAGCGTCGCAAATGGTGAGCCCGATTTTGGTCAAATCACCATGAGCCCAAAAACCGCAGCCAACAAAATCCAGATTAGCCGACAGCTTCTGCACCAAGGACTCAATGGCAACATTGAGCAAACCTTGAGGGATCACATGATCCGGCTGTTTGCGGCAAAACTGGATAATGTGGCAATCAAAGGAGGCGGTTCTAATGAACCTACCGGAGTTCTGGGAACTACCGGAATTGGTGACGTTGAATCTGCCGGAACCTCTGGAAATGCGGCTTTGACGTATGGCAACTGCGTTGACATCTGGAGTGAAGTTGCAGCAGATAATGCTTTGCTGGGCAGTCTCTATTGGGTGACTCATCCGCGAGTGGTTGGGAAGCTCATGCAGACACTGGTGGCAAGTTCCACCGATTCCAGAATGATCATGATGGATACGGATTCATTGCTGGGTTATCCGGTTGTTCAAACCACACAAGCGCCTTCAAGTTCGCCTTACGCCTTGTTGTTCGGTAATTTTACCGATCTTTATCTGGGCTTCTTTGGTGCGTTGGATGTTCTGGTTGATCCCTACGGAGCAGCCGGAACCAGCACTGTGAACTTGTACTTCTATCAAATGATGGACGTTGCGGTAGCGAGACCAGAATCCTTCTCAGCCGCACAGGACGTAACTGTCTGAGTGTTCCATTTAGATGAACTGAAGGATTGGTGTAGAGGGGAAACTGCACTTTTGATTTGCGGAAGCCCTTCTGCACCATCTGACGTTCGTCGTTCAAACTGGGAGAGCGCACATTGGATTTCTGTTAACCAACATGCTGCGCTCTTGCCAGACTTGGCTTGGGCTTACGCCCACGATCCAAGCATGATTCAGTTTTTGAGAGAAGACATTGGGCTTACATGCCCGATTGTTTCACCACAATTTAAGGATTTAAAAGAAAACGATATTTACGCAGGCATTTGCCCTTGGGTTCAGCTTTCAGGCCCAGAAGCGCTCTGGACAGCGGACTACATGGGCTATAAAGAAATCTGGTTGTGTGGCGTCGATAACTACGAAAACACCAGACGAGATTACTGGCACCAGTACGTCAGGCCAGAAAACGACCAAGTCTTCAAAGGCAAGCGAAACCCAAGAAAATCAGCCTGGGGTGAAATCATTCAGAAACTGAGAAATCCAAAACGAGTGAAAACGTTCAATCCAGAACTAAACGAGTTACTGCGAGCGATTCGATGAAGGTACAAATTCTAAGAAGCACAGTAGCAGACGGGCAGGTAGTTAAAGCCGGACAGATTGTCTCTGTGACGGTGGATGCAGCTCGCGAAATTATGCGATTGGGCAAGGCGATTCCCTACGAAGAGAAAGAGCCTCTGGTTGATCGTAGCGTGGGCTTAACGAGCGAAAGCCAACCCAAATTAGTAAAGCGCAAGCCAGCCAGAAAGCCAAAAAAGACTGATCCAGATGATTGACATTGTCTGCATTCTCTTCAAGCCGGAAGGCAAGGGATTGCCAAAATTCTCAACCGGATATTCGGCAATCTGGGTGGACAAACTGGCTCAAGCGATTGCCAGACATACGACACAAAAATACAGACTGATTTGCTTAGTTGATGAGTTTTACGAATTTCAAGAAGAGGTTGACCAAGTTCAATTAAAAACAAACGAATCGGGCTGGGGTTGTGTGATGGAAACCTTCAGACCGGACTTGGGAGAAAATCAACGTTTTGTTCTTGGGCTCGACACGATCATTAAAGACAACATTGACAACATCTTGGATTGGCGCGGCAGAGTCGGACTTCTCACAGACCCAAACTATCCAGAAACGATTTGCAATGGGATTGGAAGTTACTCACCTGAATTCTGCGATTACATTTTTTATGAGTGGCAGAGAAAAGAAAAATACGGTGAGCGAATTCTTTACAACGGCAGAATATCGGAAATGCAGTTCCTGAGATTGCTAGCGAATGACGCAACCCGATTGAATGAGGTTTTTCCTAACCAGATTCAGTCCTATAAGTGCCACTGGCTCAAAAATCCGGAAAAACGAGAAGAAGCCTCAATCGTTTATTTTCATGGAAACCCAAAACCGCCTTTTGTTCACACTGATTTGTTGGCTGAGTGGTAGTGCAAATCGACAAAACGGTAATTATTGAAGGCAATGTCCACTTTGGCAAAAACGTTTTTATTGGGCCTTACACGATCATTTATGGGCCTGCTGAGATTGGGGATAACGTAAAAATTCACGGACATGTTTCAATCGGAGACACGCCACAGCATAGGACAAGGCCGAAGCTTTGTGGAATCGAAATCGGTGACAATACAACAATTCGAGAATTTGCAACGATTCATGCTGGAACCGAAAACAAAACCAGAATTGGCAAAGATTGCTACCTCATGAATTACTCGCACATCAGTCATGACTCAGTAGTCGAAGATAATGTGACGCTCGCCAATTCGGTGCAGCTTGGTGGGCATTCTTACGTCATGAAAGGCGCGACGATTGGACTTGGGGCAACGGTTCACCAATATTCGCTAATTGGCTCTTACAGCATGGTTGGCATGAATTCAGTCGTTGGAGTGAAATGTCGAATCACACCTGGAAAAATCTTTGCCGGAAATCCAGCCAGAAGTGCTGGTTCAAATGTGATTGGCCTGAGTCGCAACGCGGTATCCAACGAATACCTTATCAAAGAAACTGAACGTTTTTGGTACATACTCGATGGGGATTGAAACTGACGCAGACCGTGCGATTTATCTCGACACGACAGATTTTGGCGTAACCGTCACCAAGGCAGACGCAACCACTTTTTCAGGAATTTGGGATTTGAGATTTACCTTGATTCAACCGAATGGACTGACGATTGGGCTGGAGTCAGCAGAGCCTCGACTGATGGCAAGAACCTCTGACGTTTCAAGCCTAGCGCATGGTGACAGCTTAACCATTCAGTCAGTGGGCTATGTCGTGCGAGGGATTGAGCCGGATAATTTGGGAATGACCACGCTAGTCATGGAAAGAAGCTGATGGCCCATGCTCGCCAAACGATCAGAGAAGCGGTTGCAACCACACTGACCGGACTTTCCACCACAGCCAGCAGAGTTTATCAAACACGATTCCATAGGCTGGCTCAGACAGATTTGCCATGCCTGCTGATCTACACACTCGCAGAAACGGTTGAGCGATCTGCAATGACGGATGGGAAGAGCCTAGTTAGAAATCTAAGCTTACGAGTCGAAGGGGTAGCAGAAGCAACGAGTAATTTAGACGATACGCTCGACAATATCGGAGCAGAAGTCGAAGCGGCACTAAACGAAACAAGTCCTGCGAGTGTTGAAGAACTGCTGCTTCAAAATGTAGAAATCAACATTTCGACAGAAGGCGAAAAGCCCACGGGAATGATTGCGATGGACTACCTGATTATCTATCGCCAGACAAGCGGAACACCGAGCGAAATTCTATGAAAATTATTCGAGGCAGAGAAAAAAAAGTAATTGAAGAGTCTCAATTTGAAGAGTTTAGCGCTGACGGATGGAAAGCGCTAAAGCCGGAAGAATCACCGGCATTTTTTAACAGCCAACAAAAGGAAACGAAATGGCAGTTACTAAAGGATCAGCCGGAGTCATCAAATCCGGTGCTACCACAATCGGAGAGGTCAAAAGCTACTCAATCGACCAAACTGCAAACACCATCGACACAACCCAACTGAGTGATTCAGCTCAGACCTTTGTTGCTGGCCTGACTTCATTTTCTGGCAGTTGCGATGTTTTCTGGGATCCAGACGACACAGGCCAATCTTCAGTGGGCGTAGGCTCTAGTGTCACGCTGAATCTTTACCCAGAAGGAACCGCGACGAGTTCAACTTACTATAGCGGATCTGTTGTAATCACCGGAGTAAGTCGCTCTGGGGCAATCGATGGGACGGTAGACGCAACAATCTCGTTCCAAGGTTCTGGAGCGTTGGCAGAAACCACAGCCTAAAAGTAAATGACGGATATTTTATCACGAGCAAAAGCTCATTATCGCGACAGGCTTTCAGCACCTTTACAATATGTGGAAGTGCCTGAATGGCCTGACGACAAAGGTGAACCCACGAAAATCTACTATCGCAGTTCAATGACGTTGTCTGAACAACAGGAGATTCTGGCGCTAAACCAAGCTGGTAAAGTGGGTGAAGCCTTGATTGCAACTTTGATTGCAAAAGCTTTGGACGAAGACGGCAAAAAACTCTTCAAGTTAGTCAATCGGCAAGAATTCATGCGACAGGTTGATTCTGAGGTTATCGCTCAGATTGTCAGCCAAATGAACCAGGACGAGGGACTAACGGACGAGCAGATTGAAAAAAACTGAGAGAGTCACCTGATCTTTTTATCGCGTTTCAACTTGCGGAAACACTTCACCAACCAATTCGTGAAGTCATGAGCTGGACGACGGATGAGATTAGGGGTTGGGTGGCTTACTTTACGATTCAAGCAGAAAAGCGAAAATCTAAGTAAATGGCGAATAACACCACGATCACCATTTCAGCCGTAGATAAAACCCAAGCGGCTTTTAATTCGGTTGATCGTTCGCTGAAAAAACTTCAAAGCACTTCATCCGCAGTCGCTCGCTCTGTTGGTGGCCTGACTACTGCCTTGAATGCCGCAATCGCGGCTTTTGCCGTTGATAAACTGATAAAGTTTTCAGATGCAGCAGCAAACATTGATTCACGCCTCAAGCTAGTTACCTCTTCAACGCAGGAACTCACCAGAGCGCAATCAGCTCTTTTCAAAATTGCCCAATCAACCGGAAATTCGTTTGAGTCAACGGTTGATCTCTATTCTCGCCTCGCCCGTGCTACTGCCTCACTAGGCACTACGAATACTGATTTAGAAAAAGTCACCAAGGCTCTTTCTCAAGCGATTACGATTTCTGGTTCATCCGCTGCGAGCGCTGAAGCGGCAATGATTCAGTTGGGGCAAGGCTTTGCGGCTGGTGCATTACGAGGCGAAGAGTTGAATTCCGTTTTGGAACAAACGCCAAGAGTGGCGCGAGCGATTGCGGACGGTTTAGGCATTACGGTTGGACAATTAAAAGAATACGGCAAAGAAGGCAAACTCACGGCTGAAGCCGTATTCAATGCGCTGAAATCGCAAAGTGATGTTTTAGAGCAGGAATTTGGCAAGGTAAACCAAACGATTGCTCAAAGCTTCACGATTGTGAGTAATTCAGCGGTTCGTCTTGCTGGGGTTATCAACGAAGTCACAGGCGCGAACTCGTCGTTCGGCGGCGTTTTGCGTGACGTTGCCTCTGCGCTGGATGATATTCTTCGTGCAGACATTGCCTTTTATTTCGAAAATCTTTCGGCAATCGTCAAAGCGCTGATTGCGCCTTTTGCCAATGTAATCGACAAGATTAGCGAAATGATAGGCCAAGGCGATTCAGTGATAGGATTCGCCAAGGTTTTTGCCGCAGTACGGTTAGCGGTTGAGTTGCTTTCTGCTTCGCTGATTTTCCTCACAGATTTGATTTCCGGTTCTGTGATTGGGGTAGCTTTCCGAGCGCTTCAAGTGACGTTCAAAACGATTGTTTTGGACATTACAAACCTGATTGACAAGGTAATGCTCTTGGATGACGTGTTGAGCGTTGCAGCCGCAGCCGCTCAAACCTATAACCCATTCGCTGATGACGAGGAGGCAGCGCAAGGACTGATCCAAGCACAAAAGAATTTAGCTTCTGAATCTGACAAGGTCTATCAAAGCTA